GCCTTCGTGGTCGTGGGAATCCAACTGACTGGGAATAATTGGAGGCGGCAGGGTGTCGCTTCCGTGTTGACGTAAAACGCCTTGCCCTCAAGCCAATGAGGGTTCATACCCTGCTCACAGGGGAAAGGGGACTGAATGTCTTACCGTAATCATAACTTCGCAAACAACCGCCTAGGCGGTGAAGGGCTGGGCAGCAAGTCTGGACAGGGCATATATGACGAGTCATCCACGCCCGTGTATGCTATTGGGGAGAAGCTGGAATTGGCAGATGGCAGAGTATTCCGCTATGGCTATACTGCTGGTGCCATCAATCGTGGCCTGCTGGTGTCGCAGGATGTTTCGGCCACGGCTGTCGCAGAGACTGACGGAGCCATAGTGGCATCGTCTGGAGATTATTCTCTGTCAGCAGGATCGTCTATGGTGGAGATCACTTTGGGCGCAGGCACTGCAAACCAATTTCAAGGCGGTTATTTGCATATTACTGATGATGCAGGTGAAGGCCATCAGTATAGGATTAAGAGCAATACTGCCCGTGGAGCCACGTCAAGTGGCAACGTCGGATTTACACTGTACGACCCCCTCGTAGTGGCATTGGATGCGTCCAGCACTGACATTGCCATTACCGGGAACCTGTGGTACAACGTGGTCGGGGCCACAGCCGGGACTGACTATATCGTCTCCGGAGTCACTCCGATATCATTCACCGCCAATTATTACGGGTGGTTCCAGACGGCTGGAATAGCCACGATATTGTCAGATACTGCCATCGCTATTGGCGATAACCTGACATTGTCGGATGGTGTAACCGGGGCCGTGCAGCTCAAAGATGCAGAAACGGAACCTCTGATTGGGTATGCGGCCTTTGCTCCTGATGATTCGGGGCATGTGGCCGTGATCCTTCAGGGTCTCGTAGCCTAAGGACATGCTGGACCACCGCGTACCTCTCCGTAGGTATGATCCAGACCCCAATGAGCGACAATGGTGGATAGCATCGCTCGTTTTACAGGAGGCGATATGCCAGCAGCAAAAAAGGGCGCAGGAGAAAATATATTATCATCGCTACGTAAGGCGATCAATGAGGCAACATTTGAGGAGCGCGAAGCCCTAGCCAAAGAGCTGGGCGTGGGCAGGACAATCAACGCTCCCTCCGAGCGTCTACCACGAAGGCAAACGACAGAGGACGCGGCAGAGATGTCACGCGTCTCTGGCGGCACCTCGCACAGCCCGGATTTTCAGCCTGCACCCCCAGACTGGGTAGTACAGCATGGCGGTGGGATGAAGGGGGAAGAGAAGGAGGTGCAGACGCTGGTTAATGGCGAGCCGAGGACGATCACGGAATATGTGCCGTTTGCTGGTGAGCAGGCATATCACGGAAACTGGTGCGTGGAAATATATCGCCACCGCTGGAGAAACAACCTCGCGCCACTGCCCTCGACCTCGGCATATGATGCTGAGCGTAGCAGGCAGGGGTCATTTGATACGGGTATGGTAGCACCGGGGTTATCGAATGCTGAAGCCTACGACAACGCTGAGTCCTACGCAGCCACAGCAGAACCCTCCCCTGCCTGATGGTACGAATGGCGAGAGCCAGCGCACCGACAAATACGGGCAAAGTATTACGGGGGATGTCCTCGTCAGTGGAGCGGTAACCGCGTCCACTGTAATGGGTGATGGTACGGGTATGTATTTCAACCTCGTCCATCTACAGGAGCAGTCCGCAGACCCCAGCGACCCCCCGGAGGGCATGTCTGTCATCTGGCAGTCTGACGGGACAGGTGCCGGGGATGATGGCGATATAAAGATCAAAATCACCGCAGGCGGTTCAACAAAAACAGGTACGCTGATAGATTTCTCGGGGATATAATATGACGCTGCTCCAATCATTGCAGAGAGGTCTGATCCGGGCTGGCCTGAATGAGACAGCCTCGGCATTTAAAGACAAGGCTCGCGACTATTTCAACATGGGGGCAAAGGATCTCGCGGCCCGGAAGCAGTGGCGGTGGCTCTTCAAGGACGCGACTATAACGACCACTTCTGGCACCGCCTCATACGATCTGGCAGATGATGTCCTGCGGCCTCTATCATTCCGCAACGTGACAGATGATATAGAGATGCAGATGGTCCTTACGACGAAGATCGATAGAGTGGACCCTGACGCAGACCTGTCATCGGGAGCGGAGAAGGTGGCTGTGACGGGATGGAATGCCTCCAACACAAACTGGACCGTGCGGTTGTGGCCTACGCCTGACACCAACTCCGAGACAATAAAATACCGTTATTACGCCTATATAGCCGACCTGACATCCAGCAATGATGACACGCAGCTGGACGCACTGGGCCTGCCTGACTGGGCGCAGACGGCAATGGTGTATTATGTAGCCTCACAGATTATGAGCGAGAAGGGTGACGTGCAGGGGGCGATGGTCGATAAGCAAACCTTTGATGAGCAGATTTTTCATTACGCATCGATTGACGCTCAGATGGAAGGCGTACAGAGCAGCGTGACCCGTCTCAGCCGCATTGACGGTGTAGGGTTTGGGCAGTTCCAGTTCCGTCCTGATGATGGGGGGCTGTCAGCCTGATGGCCCTCGACGCGGTTGCAAAGACGTGGTTTATTAGCGAGATGGGGGAGACGATGGCAGATCTGAAGGAAAAAGCCGAGAGCGAAATTCACGAACTGCTGAATAGCGGAAAAATCTATCCCGAAGATGTTGCAGGTCTTCGGAAATATATCAACGCGTTGGAAGAGATCCTTGAGGAGGGTAACGTGCCTAAATACGGTGACAGCTACGATTATTCTAAGCCGAAGCCCACAAAGAAGGCTACGAAAAAAGCCACGAAGAAAACCACGAAGAAAGCCACTAAAAAGTAATGGCGATTCAGGGCGAGAGTATGCAGCTGGGTCCGTGGACGGGAGGAGTAAATTATGCTATCCCGGCAGAGGACCTCCAGCCGAATGATATGTTTGACTGTCGCAATGTGCGCGTCGGTGTTGGCGGTGAGGTTGCCAAACGCGGGGGGTCGGAGCCATACAACTCCTCGCAGATCAGTGGCGCACCTACTGTCACGGGCGTAGCCTTCAACAGGTTCTCCGCGTCCTCTGAAAAAGGCTATGTGATAGCCGGGGCGAAAATCTTCGAAGATAATCTGTCCGGGACGTTTACAGACCGAAGCAGTACGATGACGATTACGGCTGGGAATGACAACACCTACGTCACCGCAAATTACAACGGGGATTTCTACGCGACCAATGGTGTTGCGAGCGATACGCTGCTGCGAGTGACTGCTGCTGGGGGCAACGCGCAGGCAGCAGACGTGGACTCCAGATTCACGACCGCGAAAACGGTTGTGACTTTCGATAACCGATTGTGGTGGGGCAACCTGTCCTCCGGTGTAGACCGTGTCTGGCGCAGCGACCAGACAGATGCCACCGTATATGGGGCCAATAGTTTTTTCCAGCTAGGCGATGACATCACGGGGCTGGCGAAGATCGGCAACGCCCTGTCTATTCACACAGAAAATGGCATCCACCTTGCCGTACCTACTGGCAACGCAGCCCTGCCCTACCAACTGATTCAACGTGCCAATGCAGGGGCGGTGTCGGAACGAGCAATTGAAACGGTGCAGATTCCCGGCTCTGGCGAGGTGCTGATATATCTGCGCGAAGATGGGATATATCTCTTTAACGGTGACAGCGCACAGAAAATATCGTGGAAGCTGGACGGCACTCGATACTGGGATGATCTGAATCGGTCACGGCTGCATAAAGCGTTTTCAATCAAATATCCCAAACGTAACGAAGTTTGGTTCTGGCTCCCCAACGGTTCCAGCCAGACGGCAAACAACCACGCCATTATATATGATTATGTCCGCGGTATTTGGTACGGGCCTTTCACGGGGGTGGAGCGGAACTGCGGAGCCATACTCAACAACGAACCCCATTTCGGTGGCCTGTCCAATGGGTACGTTTACAAACACGAATCAGCGAATCTGTATGATGACAGCGGCTCCGCGCAAACAGGCATAAACTCGTACTTCGAAACATCATCCCCTGCTCCAATGGGGACCGACGTAATGCTTCGGTGGCTGTTCCTACGCACCTCCTATGATGTGCTGGGCGAATATGACATCCTTACAACATTCACGTCTCCGGGTATAGTAGGAGACGCGCAGACCATCACTGTTTCTGGCGGTTTTGACGCGATAGAGTCCGCGTTCAAGATAGCGTACTCTGCCATTGCAGCCACAGGCAGTCTGGCCTCTGTAGATTCCGACCTGTCAGGATATGACCCGAATATAAAAATCAAATACACCAACACCGCAGCAGGCGAGGATTATAAAATTAGGCGAGCGGTATGCGTCTACAAACCACTGGGACGAATACGTAAATCGAAAGCCGGGGTATATTGATGGCAAAAACCTTAAATGACCTCCCATTGACACTCAGAGTATTTCTGCAAGACGCGCTTGCCAGCGGACAAATAAATCAGGGTGGGCTGGATAATATGCTGAGCGATGAGTCCATCATGCAGAGATGGGTTGGATCGGTTCGCCCCGACCTTGTAAAGCAGATTGGAGGTGCTGCCCCTCCAGCGGCTGCTCCTGTGCAGCCACCGCCAGCACCAGACACTGGCATCGCCTTTGGACCCGATGTGCGTAGCCCCTCTGCACAGCCTGTTCCGGAGGACCCGTGGGTAGGGATATCGAAACAATTTGAAGCGATGGATTTCTCCGGGTTGCCTTCTGGGGTAAAAACTTTTCTGGATGACCAGCTGCGTGGAGGACACATCAATATTGGTGGTGTCGAAAATCTGATAGGCGATGCCCCCAGACTCGCGGAATATTTGCGTGGCAAGGGCAGGCAATCTCTGGCAACAGGCGTTGACAAAGTCCAGCCTCCAGCCCCAGCCCCTGCTGCTCCAGCAGAGCCTGTTGCCCCCGTAGGACCACACGCGAAGACTGACGCGGCTACGGCTGCACTGAAAAGGGAGCTGAACAAGGCTGGGGTAAAAAATGTCGATAGCGTAATCACGGAATTAGCTTCCAGCGGTGCCTTGCAGAATGCGTTGACGCAGACCGGGGGCCACCTTACAAGGACCGTCCGCAACCTACTAGGCAAGGATCAAGCAGAGATACGGGAAAAATATGGGGTTGTTACCCCGTCACCAGCAGCGGTAAACCAGCAGAATCTTACGACAGCCGATGCGATATCGAAACAGGCTGGCGATCCAAAGCTGAATGCTGCGATGGCGATTGCAAAGATGCACGCCGACTCAAAGGAGTCTGGGAAGCCCGTCAATTTCTCGGAGTTTGTTCGGCTGTCCAAACAGGCCAACACAGGCGTGGTGGAAGAGGTAACGGAGGATAAAAAAGAGCCTCCACCTCCTGCAAAAACAGGAC